GCCCCGGCCGTCCCGCTGGTGTTCATCACCGACTACCAGACCGGCTCGATCCTGCTGCACCCGGCGCCCGCCAGCGAAGCGGTGCTGCTGCTCACCATCGTGAGGACGCCCCTGGTCGAGATGAAGGACGACCAGGACAGCCCGGAAATCCCGCGCCGCATGCACCGCTCGCTGCGCTACTGGATGCTGTACCGCGCCTACTCGAAGCAGGACAGCCAGGCCAACGACCCGAAGAAGGCCGCCGACAGCCTGGCCCTGTTCGAGCAGGAGTTCGGCAAGAAATCGAGCGCCATCGACGAGACCTGGATCGCGCGCGAGCAGATCCACGGCGACGGCACGTTCTAGGCCAGCTTCACATCCAGCCCGGCCTCGGCCAGCTCGGCGCGCAAACGCTTGAGTGCGCGCTGCATGTCGCAGGCGTCCTTGTACAGGTCGTCGATGTGGTCCGCCGCTTCCAGCAGCCAGTATGTCTGGGCGCTGTTCAGTGCGTGGTCGGTCATGCCCCGCAGCGCATCCGAAATTTCCCGGCTGTCTGCAAAGATCGCCATCGTGTCACGTTCCGCAGTAATCATGGGCTGCTCCAAAGTGGCGAGGGGCCGGACCTCGAACCCGGATACCCCCGGCGCAGCCTGGGCCGCCGCCGTGTGCTCTCCTTGAGCTACCCCTCGCGGCAGATTTTACACACATCAACATGGGAGAACAATGATGGAAGCTGTACTACGACCCAAGAAAAACTGCGGCTGCACGCTGGAGCAGGCCGTGTTCCTCATCCTTCTCTGGAACGCCTATGTACGCGCGGCTCGCTGACCTGGGCCGGCGCGCCCTCGACCGCGCCCTCGACCTGGTGTGGGACTACACGCTGCCGGTCTCGACCAAGTGCCCGGTGTGCGCGTTCTGGCGCGGCGTGCTGCTGGGCTGGGTGTCGGGTCTGGTCGTCGCCTGGGCCACCCGGTGAAACCGATCCAGATCGACGGCTTCCGGGGCGTCGTCAACACCGAGGCGCACGAGCGCCTGCAGGCGCTGCCGAGCCGCGATGACCCGTTCATCGACCTGGCCGACGCCGTCAACGTCGACATCGACGACAGCGGCCGCGTCAGCCGGCGCGACGGCCAGACCGTCCTGATCCCCGGTCCCGCCCATTCGCTCTGGTCCGACGGCAACGCCTGCCTGTACGTGCAGGACGGCATGATGTACCGGCTCAACCGGGACATGACGCCGGTCGCGGTCGCGGCCGGGATCGACGACGTGCCGATGGCCTACGTCGCGGTGGGCGAGCGGGTCTATCACAGCAACGGCCACACCAGCGCGGTCTACGACGGCGGCTTCGTGCGCAGCTGGGGCATCGACCTGGCGGGCACGTCCGTCTCGGCCAGCGTTACCTCCGGCTCGCTGCCGGCCGGGGCCTACCTGTTCGCCATGACCCTGGTGCGCGAGGATGGGCAGGAATCCGGCGCCGGCATGCCGCTGCGCATCGACCTGCCGGACAACGCCGGCCTGCTGTTCTCCTGGACCCCGCCGCGCGACCCGACCATCATGCGCGCCAACCTGTACCTGAGCCAGGCCGACGGCGAATCGCTGCTGCTGGCGACGGAGACCGATGCCCGAAGCGGCCAGGCCGTCTACACCGGCGGGCCGCGCTCGCTGCCGCTGGCGACCCAGTGGCTGGACAAGCCGCCAAGCGGCAGCTGCCTGGCGCTGCACCGCGGCCGCATCTACATCGCCGTGGGCGAGCACCTGTTCGCCACCAGTGCCCTGTCGTACGAGCACTGCGACCTGCGCGACTACCGCGCGATCGACGGCAGCCAGATCCTGCTGCTGGCGGCGGTCGACAGTGGCCTGTTCGTCGGCACCAGGAACGCGATCTGGTTCCTGGCCGGCAGCAGCCTGGCCGAACAGACCCTGGTGCGCCGCCTCGACGGCCCGCCGATCCCCGGCAGCCTGGTAACGGGCGACGTGGGCGACATCCTCGGCAACGAGCAGATGGCCGGCCAGCACGGCGTGCTGTTCGCCACCGGGCAGGGAATCGTGCTGGGCCTGCCCGACGGCTCGCTGGTCAACCTCACCGTCGACACCTACGCGCTGCCGCCAGCCACCCGCGGCGCGGCCCTGCTGCGCAGCGGCCTGGCCCACCAGTACGTGCTCAGCCTGAGCGCCTGACACAGCTTCCACCGACGTCCAGTCCTGCGATTAGCAGGATTAGCAACCCCGTCCGCGGCTGCTAATCCTGCTAAACCGCTCATCCGCTTCCCCAAGCAGCCCCGCACCCGCGGGGCTTTTTTTTCGCCCCGCTGACGGGGTCCACCAAGGAGATTCACCATGACGTTGCGCCTTTCAACTGCGGCGAGAGACCACATCACCAGCGCCGGTTCCCTGAAATCGGCCTTCCAACAGGGCCAGATCCAGATCTATTCCGGCTCGCAGCCGGCCAGCGCGGACGCCGCCCCGACCGGCACCCTGCTGGCCACCATCACTGCCGGGTCCAGCGCTCGCACCGCCGAGGTGCTGGCGACCGGCACCGTGACCCTGACCGCCGGATCAAGCGGCTCGGTCAACGACATCACCGTCGGCGGCGTCTCGATCATGGACGGCGCCGTGCCGTTCAACACCGACCTGACCGCCACCGCCGCGGCCGTTGCCGCCAATATCAACGCCGCCCGCACCGTGCCGGACTACACCGCCACCAGCGCCGGCGCGGTCGTCACCATCAGTGCCCCGCGTGGCATGGGCACGGCCGCCAACGGCCTGACGGTGGCCGCCGACGTGACCACCCTGACCGCCACGGTCGCCAACATGTCCGGTGGCGTCACCGCTGCCAACGGCCTGAAATTCGGCGCGGCCAGCGGCGGCGTGGTCTCCAAACTCGACACCCAGGTTTGGTCGGGCGTGGCCGTCGCCAGCGGCACCGCCGGCTGGTTCCGCTTCACCGGCTCGGTCGCCGACACCGGCGTGCTCGATACCGGCGCGACCCAGGTCCGCATGGACGGCGCGATCGCCACCTCGGGCGCGCAGCTGAACATGTCGAGCACCGCCATCACCTCGGGCGCCACGCAGACCATCGCGTCGTTCCCGATCACCCTGCCGACCGCGTAAGAGGCAACCATGGCGATCGACGGCAATGTCGACCTGGGCGACCTGACGGACCAGGAAACCCCGTTCCTGCTCGACGGCTCGCTCGAGCCGGCATTGCCGTTGCCGCTGCTGCTGCTGGACGGCGCCGGCTTCGTCGGCGCCGCCTTCAACGGCTTCGCGCCGGGCCTGACCCTGCCGGCGTTTGCGCTGCCTGACGCCGGCATGGCCGACGGCATGCTGCTGGCGCCGCCGCGGCTCGACGGCCACATGGAGGCCGGCACCCTGATTACCGGCCGGCTGGACCTGCTCGCGCCCACCGCGTCCGGTTCGCTCGAACCGGCGCTGGCCCTGCCTGTCCCGAAGGTCGCGGGCACGCTGGAGGCCGGCGCCATCATCGCCGCCCAGCTGCTCACGCTGCCGGCCCTGCAACTGGCGGGCCGCGCTGCCGACAGCGCGGACCTGGTCCTGCCGGCGTTCACGGCCGACGGCGAGCTCGCCGGCGGCAGCGTGGCCCGCGCCGCGCTCACCCTGCCGATGTGGCAGGTCGACGCCACCGGCTACCAGGACACGGCCGGCGACGGCCTGATGACGCTGGCGCTGCTGCAACTGGATGCGCGCGGTGGGGCCGAGGCGCTGGTCGACGGCGCCGTCACGCTCGACCTGTTCGCGCTCGAAGCCAGTGCCGGCACCGGCCAGCTGGCCGAGGCCTTCCTGACGGTGCCGCTGTTCGAGGTCGACGCGAGCGGCTTCATGGACGCGGTCGGCAGCGCCACGCTGGCCCTGCCGGCGTTCGTGATGGATTCGGCCAGCATCCGCCTGGCCCGGCCGCACGCCACCGCCATCGTGCTCAACACCCGGCTGAAAGGCGTGGTGCGCTACGAGGGTGTACAGGCCAACAGTTTCGCCACCTTCGCCGGCATGCACCTGGCCGCCACCCCGGACGGCATCGTCGCGCTGATGGGCGAGACCGACCTGGGCGCGCCGATCGCGGCCTCGATCACCTCCGGCACCTCCGACCTCGGCTCGATCGACAGGAAGCGCGTCGAGGCGGCGTATGTCGGCTACCGCGCGGCCAACGACCTCGAAATGACGCTCATCACCGACGAGCACCACGAGTACAGCTACCGCCTGGTGGCGCGCCAGATCCCCGACCGGCTGCACGGCAACCGCGTGAAATTCGGGCGCGGCGTCGACGGCCGCTACTGGCAATGGCAGCTGGCCAACACGGCCGGCGCCCAGTTCGAGCTGGCCAGCCTCGCGTTGTACGTGATCCCGCTCGGCCGCGCCGTATGAGCGACGAGCCGATCTACACCGGCTGGCTGCAGACCCAGCTGTCCGGCAATATCGAACAGGCGCGAGGCTACCTGCGCGAGGGCCGGCGCGTGCTGGGCGCGATGCTGACCGCGCACGGCGTGCCCCAGCGCATGGCCGATGGCGAGCCGGGCGGCTTCTTCAAGAAGGTGCGCGAGCTGCCCGACGGCACCGTCATCACGGCCATCACCAACAACGGCCGCCACCTGGTGCGCATCGACGCCCCGCATCGCCAGCCGATCCAGAAGGCCGAGGGCGAGCACCACAGCGCCACCAGCCCGCATCATTCCGGCCGCGTCGAGGCGCAGACCGAGGTCCCGTTCGAGCCGGCGGTGCCGCCGATCCCGACGCATCCCACCCGCGAGTGGGAGGACGAGGAGGAGGAGAAGAAGAAGCCCACCACCGACTACATGTGGGTCGGCATCCGCTCGACCAACCCGGACGTGCCCTGGTACGCGCTCAACGCCTTCATCGTCGAGCCGGATTCCGGGCCGCCGTGGGACGAGGACAAGAACCCGGTGCGCGGCGTGGTCGGCACCTCCGCGGTCTGGCACGGCAAGCGCCTCGTGCTCAACGAGGAGAGCGACACCAGCTACACGCTGTCGACCGAATTTCCCTTCATCGAGGCGGCCGACGTCAGGGACGCGATCCAGACCAACTACGACGACTACGTTGCGACCGACGGCGCGCAGCTCAACATCATCCCCGGCACCCATCACCTGCGGGTCCTGATCAACGGCGACGGCGACGGCGAGTTCGAGGCCTCGGCCAACGGCCTGCGCTGTTTCGCCAGCAACGAGACCCTGCAGGGCCAGGCGGACATCACCCGGTGGCTGCCGTACGATCCGCTGGCCCACGACCAGAGCGGGGGCGATCCGCGCGACTACCCGGACCAGCAGGTGCGCGACTACGGCGACCGCCACATCCGCGACAGCCACCCGATCGCGCCCTGCCTGTGGGACATCGTCTACGTGGCCGACCCCGACGAGTCCGCCGGCGAGTACCCCTGCGAGACCCGGCCGCATGTGCTGCGCGCACGCGAGGCGCTGGAGAAGGCCGGCATGCGCAACATCCTGCTGCCCGGCGAGTACCTGCTGGGCATCCACATCGTCGACGACGCGCCGGCGCTGCGCTCGACCCGCGCCGGCGAGGTGATCCCGATGTACGCCGGCGAGGACCTCGGCTACCGCAGCGCGACGTCCGACTACGACGACTACATGAAGCCGGTCGACACGACGCTGAACACGCAGGTCGCGATCGAGGTGCGGCTGGGGCGCGGCGCGGACGCCACGACCCTGACCTTCCATACCGCGGTGGCCAGCGCCGACGACCGCGATTATTCCTACCTGCCGTACGGCTTCGGCACCTGGGACCCCTGTTCGCAGGAGTACGGCCCGAACCCGCTGGGGCCGAACTGGGCGCCGCAGTGGCTGGCGATCAATGCCCTCGGCGGCAGCGCCCGCTGGGTCGATCCGGGCGAGGCCGACCTGCTGCCGATCTTCGGCGGCGGCCAGTACGGCAACCCGGACGACCACCGGCGCCCGCTGGACATCTATCTGTTCATCTACGGCCCCTCGCAGCCCAGCCAGGAAAACTACGCCGAGTACATGGCCAGCGCCCTGTTCGCCGTGATGGAAGCGGCCAGCGCCGGGGTGTATGGCGATGTGCTGATGAGGGAGGTCAGCGAAGCCGGCCTGCGCGGGCTGCTGGGCGGCGTCAGCAAGAGCCTGATCTGGCGCTTCAACCCGATGAGCATGAGCCTGCAGCCGGTGCCCCTCATCAGCGAACTCGAGGACTACCCGTACGGCGAGCAGAACCCGGACACGCCCGAAGCGTTCATGAGTCCCTACATCGAGCCGATGTTCTGGTACTACCCGTACAAGATCATCGCACGCGACCAGTGCCGCCGCTCGCTGGGCATCTGCATCACGGCCATCAAGGACACGTATTTCTTCGAGAGCGACCAGGCCGGCTACTTCGCCGATCCGCCCCTCACTGTCGAATGCTGCTGACAAGGAGCCGCCATGAGCTGTAATTTCGTCCACGCCCACACCTCGGTCCCCGCCGCGCCGGCGCCGCCCGAGAATCCTAGCCTGCCGGACCTGCCGGGCCTGCCGCCGCTGTCGGACATGAAACCGTTCCAGCCGCCGCCAGTCGTTGGGCTGCCCACCCCGCCGGGGCCGCCGCCGCCGACCAAATACGACCTGAAATCCATCAGCTTCGGGGGCTGGCAGGAAGGCGAGGCCAGCGTCGTGGTGCGCGACGTGATGGCCACCACCGGCATCCTGGCCGGCAGCAGCCAGGGCGCCGCGCTGGGCGCGCTCGGCGCGCTGGGCGACATCGCCGACGGCTTCACGCCAGTCGAGGCGCCCACGATCCCGCGCACGAATGTCGACCTGCCGACGCTGGGTGACGCGCCCGCCGCACCGGACCTGGCGCTGTCGTTCGCGCCGCTGCCGGATGCGCCGGTGCTGGCCGACACGCCCGTCTTCGTGCCGCCCGAGCCGCCCGCGTTCGACCTGGTCCCGCCCAGCCTGGTCGACCTGCCGCTGCCGGACCCGATGGACATCGTGATCCCGGACGCCCCCGAGCTGCTGGCCGTGTCGGCGCCGCCGCCGCCCGACTTCGTGCTGCCCCCGGCCCCGACCCTGGAAGCCCTGCAGGTGCCGGACGCGCCGACGCTCGAGCTGCCGCTGTTCGAGGCGGCGCTGGGCGCGCGCCCCGACTTGCCGACCGTCGAATTCGCCTACGCCGAGGCCGAGTACAACAGCCAGCTGCTGACCGCCACCAACGCGCGCGTGGCCGGCCTGCTGATGGACGGCGCCACCGGCCTCACCGAGGATGTCGAGCAGGCGATTCTACGGCGCAGTGCCGACCGCGAAGCGACGCTCACCTACCGCGCCACCGGCGAAGCGATGCGCGTGCTGCGCTACCGTGGCTTCGCCATGCCGGCCGCCACCCTGAACCGCATGGTCCAGCAGGCCCTGGCAGGTGGCATGCGCCGCGCCAGCGGCTGGGCGCGCGAGGTCGCCATCGAGCGCGCCACGCTGGCCCAGCAGAACCTGCGCTTCGCCATCGAAAGCACGATCTCGCTCGAAGCGCGCCTGATCGACAAGCACAACGCCGTCCAGGCCAGGGCGCTCGATGCCGCGAAAGCCATGCTGGCCCATGAGATTGCGATGTTCAATGCGCAGGTCAAACTGCTTGCCGCCGACGTGGCCGCGTTCGCCATGAAGGCCGAGGTGTTCAAGACCCGATTGACCGCCGCGCTCGCCGCCATCACCGTGTACCGCGCCCAGATCGAGGCCGCGATCGTGCGCGGCGAGGTCAACGGCCAGATGATCGCCATTTACCAGGCTCAAGTGTCCGGCGTGAAAGTTATCGCCGATACCTACCGCAGCCAGGTCGAGGCGGCCCGGGAATTGACGGACGCCAACAAGGGGCGAGCTGAGCAGTACCAGGCCCGTATTTCCGCATATCAAGCTCAGGTCACGGCCAAGCAGGCCGACTACGAAGCCTACGCCGCGGGCGTGCGCGCGCAGGCCGAGAAGGCGCAGGTGTTCGAGAAGCAGGTCAGCGCCTTCCGTTCCCGCGTGGGCGCGTTCGATGCGCTGGTCAAAGCCAAGGTCGGGGTGCTGGATTTGCAGCTGAAACAGCAGGCCGAGTTCCCGCTCGAGCTGTACCGCGCGAAGATCGACGCCTACCGCTCGGCCTCCGAGACCACGGTCGAGCAGCTGCGCGCCACCGCCAGCGTGTACGGCGCCAAGATCCGCGCCTACGTCGCCGGCGAAGGGGCGAAGACCGACCTGGCCGAGGCCAGCGTGCGCGTGGTCCAGGCCAACGCCGAGGGCGCGCTGGCCGAAGCGAGCCTGCTGATCGAGGCCGGCCGGGCCAACCTTGCCGCCGTCGAAGGCCTGGCCGGGATCATCCAGAACAACGTGCGCACCGCCGGCCAGCTGTCCGGCCAGCTGGCCGCCGCCGCCGTGTCCGCCCAGTCGGTCCATGCCTCGATCTCGGACACCGGCAGCGTCGGCATTTCCAACAGCGACAACGAATCGGCCAGCCACACCAACAGCCAAGCCGCCGTCACCTCGCTGAGCAACAGCCAGAGCGGCAACGCGAGCTATACCCAGGTCAGCGGCAATACCTACAACATGGTGGTCTCGAACACGCAGGGCCGGCACCGCAACGTCGGCACGACGCTCAGCCAGGGCGTTTCCTACAGCAACACCCGCGGCAAGTCGAACACCTCGCACTTCACCAACGCGATCAACTCCAGCTTCAACAACAACTTCACGTCGTCGACCGAGTGTGTTGACCGTACCGTCCATTCCGAGTGAGACCCGCGATGAGCATTGACACCGACATTTCGCCGCCGGCCGAAATCCCGCCGCCGCCGCAGGAGGAAGCTGCCAGCAACCTCGTCCATGAGGTGCTCGCCAGTTCGCATGGCCTGGCGAGCACGTCGGCGGCGGCCGGCCTGGGCATCATCGAGAGCCTGTCGGGTCTGGACATCGAGATCCCCGAGCTGGTCGCGCCCACCATCGACATCCCGAGCGTCACGCTGGCCCCGGCCGGCGCACCGCCCGCCGACCCCGGCCCGCTCAGCGCCGTGCTGCCGGATCTGCCGGCCGCCCCAGCCGCGCCGCCGGCGCTGGCGCTGGACGTGGGCACGCCGCCCGCCTATGACCTGGCCGCGCCGCTCCTGCTCGACATCCCGCTGCCCGACCCGTTCGACGCCCTCGTGCCGGCGCCGCCGCAGCTCGATGACGTGCAGGCGCCCGTCGAGCCGAATTTCACGCTGCCGCCTGTCCCGGACCTGGTCTCGCTGGCCCTGCCGGACCCGCCCACCTTCGATGTGCCGACGTTCACCGACGAAGCCCCCGTCAGCCCGGTCGCGCCGGACCTGGCGTTCACCTGGGCCGAGATCGAGTACCACAGCGACAACCTGGCCAACCTGAACAACCACCTGCTGGGCATGGTGCAGGGCCGCCCGTCCGCGCTGCCGCCGGAAGTCGAGCAGCGGATCTGGGACAAGGCGGTCGACGACGAGATCGGCGCGACCTGGAAGGCGGCCGACGACGCCGCCCAGCTGGTCGCCGCACGCGGCTTCCACCTGCCCGGCGGCGAGCTGGCGCGGCTGGTGCAGGCCGCGCTCGAGGCCGGCCTGAAAGCCGACGTCGAGGCCAGCCGCCAGCTGATGGTCGCGCAGGCGCGCATGGAGCAGGCCAACTTCCACTTCGCGTTTTCCAACGCGATCCAGCTCGAAGGCCAGCTGATCGCCCTGTTCAACCAGGTGCAGCAGCGCGCGCTGGACGCCGCCCGCTTCCGCGTCGAGTCGGCCATGCAGCTGTTCGACGCCAAGGTCATGCTGTACCAGGCCGACGTGTCCGCGTTCGGCGCGAAAGCCGAGGCGTTCAAGGCCAGGCTCACCGCCGTGCTCAGCCGTTTGGACCTGTACAAGGCTGAGCTGGAAGCGGTGAAAGCACGCGGCCAGCTGAACCTGCAGCGTGCCCAGCAGTACGCCGCGCAAATTGACAGCCTGAAAGTTATTGCCGATGTGTACCGGGCACGCGTGTCCGCAGTGGGCCTGGCCGTGGCCAACAACAAAAATCGCATCGAGCTGTACAAAAGTGCGATTGATGGCGCAGCCGCGCAGGCCAAGGCAGGGGCACAGGCCGTGCAGGGGTATCTGGCCCGGGTGCAGCTCGAATCGGCCAAGGCCGACCTGTTCGCCGGGGAGGTGGCCGGCTACACGTCCCAGGTGGAAGCATACCGGGCGCTGGCCGAGGCGCGCCTGTCGGAAGCGACCGTGAACTTCCGGCAGCTGCAGCAGTTCCCGGTCGAGCTGTACAAGAGCCGGATCAGTGCGGTGCAGGCCGCCACCCGTTCCGAGGCCGCGCGCCTGCAGGCCACGGCCGACGTGTTCAACGCCCGCATCGAGGCCTACGTGGCGCAGCAGCGGGTCGGCGGCAAGCAGGCCACGGTCGCCGCCGAGGTGGCCGCGACCACCACCAAGCTGTACGCCAGCAGCGCCCAGGTGGCGATCAACGCCGCGTCCATCAACCAGCGCCTGGAGCAGGCCAGGACCGAGACCGCGCAGGCGTCCCTGCGCGCGGCGGCCCAGATGTCGGCCCAGCTCGCCTCGGCCGCGATGAGCGCGCGCAACGTGAGCGCCTCGATGTCGGCCAGCACCAGCAATTCCAAGAGCACCAACAAGTCGAACAATCGCACGACCTCGACCAGCAACAGCGACTCGATCTCGTTTTCGAGCGCCGCCAACTTCTCGACCAGCGCCTCGCATTCGACCGGCGGCGTGGTCAGCTACAACACCAGCCAGACGTTCAGCGACAACGAGACCGTCAGCCAGAGCAGCCACTTCACGACCTCGGATGTGGTGAGCAATTCGAGCGTCTACGACACCCGCATCGACAACCGCAACAGCACCAACTACAGCAGCAACCTGCGTGACGAGTTCACCAAGCAGACCATCTACAACCACAAGCCCTAAGCCGAGGACCCCATGCCCAATCCCGACGACCTGCTCGACCCCGCCGACAAGCCGCAGCAGCCGTACCTGCGCGAGCGCATCAACGCCAGCGAGCTGGACCGCCAGGCCAGCGCCCAGGCGGTACGCGACCGGATGGCGCCCAAGCCGTCCTCGATCGCCGAAGCCGCCCCCGGCGCCCTGCGCGAGAAGATCACGGCCGCGGCGCCGCAGCAGCAGGCGGACGCGCGCGCCGTGCAGGAACGCCTGGCGTCCGGGCCGAACATGCGCCAGCAGATCCTCGACGCCGAGCCGCAGCGCCAGGCCGGTATGCGCGCCGCGGCCGACCGCATCACGCCGCCGGTCCTGACCGACGTCGTCAAGCCCGGCAACGTCAACCCGTCGCTGCGCGACGATATCGTCAAGAACTCGGTGCAGGCGCAGAATGATGCGAAAGCCGTGCAGGCCCGCCTGCAGGCCGGCGCGCCGCCGGCCACCCCGCAGCCGAACCTGCGCGAAGCGATCACGGCCGCCGAGCCGCAGCGCCAGGCCGACGCGCAGGCGGTACAGCAGCGCCTGCAGGCGCGCGCCGCCGCCGGCCCGAGCGCCCGCATGGGTGGCGGCGGGATCGCCCAGGCCGCACAGGCAGCGGTCGGCGCGACCCCGGCCAGCCCCGTCATCTCGGCCATGCAGGCCCGCCCCGACGTCGCCGCGATGCGCGCCCAGGTCGGCCTGCACCCGACCCCGGGCGCCGGTCCCGCCAGCCCGGTGATGTCGGCCATGCAGGGCCGCACGCCGGCCGTCCCGGCCCCGGCCGCAGCCCCTGCCGCCGCTGGCCCGGCCAGCCCGGTCGTCTCGGCGATGCAGGGCCGTACCCCGGCGCCCGCACCTGCCGCCGCCCCGGCCGCCGCCGCGTCCAGCCCGGTCGCGCAGGCGATGCAGGCCCGCGCGCCCGCTCCCGCCGGCGCCGCAGCTGGTGCAGCTGGTGCCGCCGGTATCGCCGGCGCCGCGCGCGCCGCTGCCGCTGGTGCACCGGCCGCGGCTGGCGCGGCCAGCCCGGTCATGGACGCCATGAAGGCGCGCGCCGCTGGCGCGGCCGCTGCCCCGGCCGCTGCCGCTGCTGCCCCGGCGGCCGAAGCGGCCGAAGCCACGCGCCTGGTGCGCGCTGCCACCAGTGCCGGCAAGTTCGTCGGCAGGAACAAGGCCCTGCTCGGCCGCGCCGGCGTCATCGGCCTGGCCGCGCAGGCGGGAACGCACTTCAACGACTACAAGCTGAACGAGCCAGACGTCGATTCGTCCGCCGGCGGCACCCTGAAAGCCCTGTTTACGGGCGACTTCGCCGGCGCCGGCAAGAGCGCCCTCAAGGGTCTCAAGGAAACGGCGATGGATGTCGGCTCGGCCGCCGCCAACCTGGCCGACCTCGTCATCCCGGGCAAGGCCCCGGTCTCGACCGAGTACGAAAAGATGCTGCGCGAGAAGCAGGGCGAGAAGCTGATCTCGAATACGGGGATCGCCCCGGCCAAGCCGGCCCCGGCCGCCGCCCCGGCCGCCGCCGCCCCGGCCGCAGCAAAACCGGCCGAAACGAAACCGGCCGAGAAGCCGGCCGCCGCCCCGGCCCAGCAGGCCGCACCCGCCGCCGCCCCGGCGCGCCCGAACGTGGGCAACATGCTGGCCAACGCGCGCGACGAGGCGCACGCGCTGATCGACAACGAGGAAGCGGCCGACCCGCGCGCCGTCTATTACCAGACCGTCAACCACAAGGACGGCACCACCACCTACGAGACGCGCGACCGTGGCCAGATCGTGGTCAAGCCGGACGGCAGCGGCGTCAGCCCGGAAGACCAGAAGCGCATCGACGCCTATACCGAACGCCAGAACCGGCGCGACGGCATCGAGCAGCAGTACCAGCAGATGCTGCAGCAGATGGAGGGCGGGGGGGCGCCTTCCAGCCCGGTCGCCGACGCCGCCCGCGCCACCCTGAGCGCCGGCACCGGCACCGTCAACCCGAAGATCGCCGCGTTCCAGGAGCAGTACGGCGAGCTGGCCAAGGCCACCGGCGAAAAGCTCGGCGTCGATCCGCAGCTGCTGCTGGCGCAGTGGGGCCACGAGACCGACTGGGGCGAGAGCGTGATCCCGGGCACCAACAACCTCGGCAACATCAAGGCCGTGGGCGGCCAGGGCGGGGTCGGCGCGACCGACAACATGACCGGCGCGCGCGGCGACTACGCCCAGTACGGCACGCCGCAGGAGTTCGCCGACCAGTACGCCAGCCTGCTCAACACCCGCTACCCGGGCGCGGTCGGGGCCGGCAACGACATGGGCAAGTTCGCCGGCGCCCTCAAGGCCGGCGGCTACGCCGAAGACTCGGCCTACGTCGACAAGCTGCAGGCGGCCTACGCCTCGCTCGGCGGCCGCGGCCTGGCGGCCGCGCCTGCCGCCGAGGTGGCCGCCGCCCCGGCCTACGGTGCGCGCGACTTCCGCAACCCGCTGGCCGGCGCGGTCGAAGTGATCGACATGGCCAGCGGCGCCGCGCCCGTCATGCACCTGCCGGGCCTGGACGACGTGCGCTCCGGCCTGACGAAAGAAGGGTACGGCACGCTGCAGAACGCGATCAGGAACAACCCGGCGCTGGTCAACCGCATGCAGGTCACGAACAGCGGCGTCTCGGTCGACGGCATCGAGATGCCGCTCAACGTGATCGCCGCCGGCGACAGCGCCATGGCGAAATATGCCCGCAACCTGGAGCAGGGCCAGCGCTTCGCGGTCAACCAGGTCGGCGGCAAGCTGGCCGAGGAGGCCATGCGCGGCGACAACCAGGTGCGCGCCAACGAGGTCACGGCCGGGGCGACGAAATACAGCGCCGACCAGCAGCGCAAGAGCGCGGAAACCACCGCCAACATGCACCGCTACACCAAAAGCAAGGGCGGCGTCAACCAGCAGACCGGGCTGGACAATCCCGATAACATCTTCGACCAGAGCACGGGTGAGGACAGGACCGTCAAGCCGCCGCGTGCCATGGCGATCCTGCAGGCACAGATGGCGGTCGACAGGGGCGCCGACGTCGAGGCGATCAACGCCCACCTGCAGTCGATGTACCCGGACGCATCGGTCGCCAAGCGCGCCAAAAAATAAGGACGGATCATGGCAGACGACAAGAAAGACCTCGCTAATCTCGGCAGCTTTGCCCAGTTCGTCCCGGGCCAGCAGCCCGACCTGGGCAGCTTCGCCCAGTTCGTGCCGGCGCAGGTCAAGCCCAGGAGCGCGGTCGGCGAGATCGCCAACCAGTTCAAGGCCGGCGTGCTGTCCGACCTGCCGAAGATGGCAGGCCAGGCGATCCAGTGGACCTCGGACCCGGGCAACACGGTCTACAACTTCGGCAAGAGCATCGCCGACTACGGCCGCGAGCAGGGCCAGCGCGCCGACCTGCAGCCGCAGGAAGACCAGCACAACGTCGTCACCAACGCGCTCGCCTCTGGCGCGCGCATGATCCCGCAATCCATCCTGCCGGCCGCCGCCGTCGCTGGCGGCCTGGCGGCCGCCCCCGGTATCGGCGCCGGTGCGCTGGCGCTGGGCGCCGGTTCCATCCTCGGCGCGGCCCCGGCCGGCATGGCGCAGGCCCAGGAAACGCTGGAAAAGGCGCGTGAAAAAGGGCTGGACGAGCACGACGCGCTCGCGGCCGCGCGCAAGACCGGCCTGATCGAGTGGGGCGGCGAGACCATCGGCAACTACGCCGGCGGCAAGCTGCTCGGCCTGGGGGGCCGGCTGCTGGGCAAATCCGGCGCCGGCACCGCCGCCGAACGCGCGCTCGAGGAAGCCACCAGCACGCAGGTGCTGAAACCCTGGCTCAAGGAGCTGCCCAAGACCGCGGCGGTCGAGGTCGGCACCGAAATGGGCCAGAACGCGGGCGAGGCCGCGGTCGAGAAGAACGCCGGCATCGACAACCACTCGCCGTACGACGCCGCGATGGAAGCGATCGGCCCGACGCTGGGCATGACGGCGCTCCTCGCCCCGTTCGGCCTGGCCGGGCAGGGCATCAACGCCAGCCGCCAGCAGCAGCGCAACCAGATCCTGACCTCGCCGGACTCGGACCAGGACAGCCGCACCCGCCTGGTCGACCAGATCGCGCCCGAGATCGAGAAGGTCGACGCCGCCGCCGCGCGCAACTTCCGCGCCAACGCCAACCGCGCGATCTCGGCCAAGCAGGCCCTGAACCTGGACGGCTCGCTGTTCGCCGAACCGGGCGCGCCGGCGCCGGTCAATCCGGCCGATCCAGCCGACCCGGCCGAGCCGGCCGGCCCGCTGGCAGCCGCGGCCGCCAAGGCCAACCCCCTGATGCCGCTGACCCAGGAAGGCGCGCAGAAGCAGGCCGAGGCCCGTACCCGCGACACCGGCCTGATCCACGAAGTGATCCCGCACCCGAGCGCGCCCGGCATGTTCGCCGCGCGCCCGGTCCAGAACCCGGCGCTCGACCCGAACGCCGCCCCGGCCGCCGAAGCCCCGCCGGCCGCAGCGGCCGCCCCGGAGATCGACGAGACCACCCTGATCCCGGACGGCCCGGCCACCCCGGCCGCGCCGGTCGGCCTGCAGCCGGGCGAGCCGGTGCAGGTGACGCTGAACGGCGTCGACGTGTTCCCGCAGGGCACGCGCATCACCGCTTTGTCCCCGGACGGCCAGTTCGCCAGCGTCGAGGGATCGAACGCCATGGTGCCGATCCAGAACATCACCCGCATCGACCCGGCCGCCGCAGGCGCGATCGACCAGGCCGCGCACCAGGCCGCCACCAGTCCGCAGAACGACCGCCTGGAGCCGACCACCGGCCAGCAGGAGGCCGGGAATTACAAGAAGGGCAAGGTCACGCTGCACGGCCTGGACCTGTCGATCGAGAACCCGGCCGGCTCGACCCGCAAGGGCGTGGACCGCGACGGCACGCCGTGGGAAACCACGATGCAGCACCACTACGGCTACATCCGCGGCACCAATGGCGCCGACAACGAACACATCGACACCTACGTCGGGCCGAACCCGGCCAGCCACCACGTTTTCGTGGTCGACCAGGTCGACCCGAGCACCGGCGCATTCGACGAGCACAAGGTCATGCTCGGCTTCAACTCCGAGGAACAGGCGAGAAAAGCGTACGACGACCACTACGCCCCGGACTGGAAGGGCGGCGTCAACCTGACCGCCACCACCGTCGACGGCCTCAAGGAGTGGATGAAGGGCGACACGACCGAGCCGTTCAACCCGGCCGCGTTGCAGCGCCCCGAGGATCTGTTCGACCAGGAGCCGGCCGGCCAGGCGGCGCCGGGGCCGCAGCAGCAACAGGACGCGCCGCTGACCGAGGACGAGCTGCACCGCGCGTTCGACCAGGCGGAACAGGAGGTCGCGCAGGAGCAGCAGGCCGCCAAGGCGGACAACAGCGCCGACCTGCAGCAATGGGCCGCCAAGACCAAGGTGACGGACGACCAGGGCAAGCCGCTGCTGGTTTATCACGGCACCGGCGCCGATTTCAAGGACTTTGCCGGGCTGAACTACTTCACGGCCCGCCGCGGCCAGGCTGTCGACTACTCGAAGAATACCGAAAGCGCCATGAACGGCGGCAAGCCGCGCGTGATCCCGGCCTACGTGCGCATCGAGAACCCGGCCATCCTGAGTGGCGACGAAATGGAATCGCTGGCCGACAACCCGGCTGCGATCGACCGCCTCAAGGCGCTGGGCCACGACGGCGCGATGAACGCAGAGAAAACGGAGATCCTGCCGTTCTCGACCGAACAGATCAGGCAAGCCGCCGATGAGCAGCAGGCCCCGGCCGCACCGCAGCAGGAGCAAAAGCCGGCCGCGTCCGCGCAGTACACGATCGAGGAGAAGGACGGCAGGCTGACGGCCCCGAAGCCGACCCCGGAGCAGCTCAAGGCAGGCGCCGAGAAGATCCAGCAGGCGCCGTACTTCGAGATGGACGGGCGCACCTACAAGGTCACGAGCAGCACGCAGGGCAAGGAGACCGTATGGGCGGGCCTGGCGCTGCCGGAAGGTGAACAGGCCCCACCGGGCAACTTCGGCACCAGCCTGCACAGCTTCGTCGAGCACGAGGGCAAGCTGTACGAAACCGACACGATCGGCGGCGACCGGCACCGCCTGGTCCCGGTCACGCTGCGCGACACCCCGATCTCGTCCAAGGAGTGGGGCAAGACGGCGGACCAGGAACAGCAGCCGGCGCAGCCGGAAACGCGCGCCGCGTACGACGTCAACACTGGCGTGGGCGCCAACGCGACCAGCAAGGTCATCGACGGCAAGCGCCAGTCGAAGGACCCGGACGCGCCGAAGGACCCGATCGAGGCGCTGCGCCACCACTGGGCATGGATGTACGCCACCTCGCGTGGCTATAACGCCGTGCTCGACCTGTGGAACCCGGCCGATGACGCTGGCCGTGCCCGCCTGCAGCCGCTGCTGGACAAGCAGGGCGAACTGTCGGCCGGCCATGCCCAGCTGCACGAGTCGGCGATGCACCGTGCCAAGATCGCCCGCCGTGACGGCGAATACTATGCGTCTCAGAAGGGGGACACCGACCAGATCGACGCCAACGCGGCCAAGTACGTCGAGCGCGTGCGCGCCGAGGCCAAGGCCTTGCTGGCGCAGGCGCCGAAGGCCGAGACCAAGCCGGCCGGGGTCGACTACCCGAACCGCCGCCTGGGCTTCCAGAAGGCCAGGACGGACGAAGCCGACGCCTACAACGACCATGTCTGGGCCAACATCGCGGCCGCCAACATGAAGGTCGGCGACACCTTCGAGCTGGGCCGCAAGAAGCAGACCGTCGAGTCGATCAGCGACAAGACGCTGAAACTCAAGGATGCGGACGGCAAGGTGCGCACCCTGAACCCGGACGGCGTGGCGTGGCAGCAGTTCGCGCGCGACCTGGGCGGCCAGCTGACGGTCGAGAACCTGCAGGCCAGGAACATCATGAAGCCGGCCCGCCCGCTGATCGACATCCTGAAACGCGATCCGGCCGTGCACGTCGACAGCAATGGCTCCGTGTACCTGCGCGACGGCGGCCCGGTGCCGGCGGCGAAGCAGGAGGCCCAGCAGGAGACCAAGCCGGCCGCCCACGAAGCCGCACGCGCCGCGCAGCTCGAGGAGGAAAAGGCCGAGTTCGCCTGGGACATGATCGAACAGGCCAGCCAGAAGCTGACCGACGACGCCGGCATTGCCGCCCTGCAGCCGCTGGCCGACGAGTACAAGGGCGCCGCCGCCGAGCACCGCAAGGCCAAGGAAGCGGCCCTCAAGCAGCTCGATGACGCCCAGCGCAAGCAGTACCAGAACGGGCAGAAGGCGCGCGACGAGCAGATCACCACGGAGGTGGCGAAAACCGCCGACGCGGTGCAGGCCAGGATCGACGAAGCGCTGGGCCGCAAGGCCGGCAAGGAGCGCGAGGACCGCATCAAGGCCTCGCGCGAGGCCGGCCACACGCACCTCGACCAGGTCGAGAAGAAGATGGTCCCGATGCAGGGCAAGCCGATCTACAGCGTGCACGACCCGAAAGTGCGCGGCGTGACCGCCGGCATCAACGCGGTCGGCGCCGTCACGGTCAACTGGAACGACGAATACTCGGCGGAGAAGAACAACGCCGGCAAGCAGCAGTGGGACGGCACCAAGCACGTCTGGCAGACCCGCCTGAATTCGGACCAGCTGCAGGACTACGTGGTCGGCATGCCGAAGGCCGAGGAACAGGCGGCCCAGGCCGAGCAGGCGCCCGTCGAGACAGAGACCGAGGTCGAGCCGCAGCCGGGCAAGATCCGCTCCTTCACCGAGGACGAAAAGCGCGCGATCGCCGGGATCTCGCTCGGCACCGGCAACCAGGTCAACAGGGAACTCGAACTCGGGCTGGGCAACTTCATCCGCCCGAACACGATCGAGCTGGTGCGCAAGAAGCTGCTGGCGCTGGACCCGGACAAGGTACGCCCGTACATCGAAAACAGTGTGCGCGACTACGAGCGCGACCGCGCGCGCGAGGCGCCTGTGGTCGAGAACCAGAAGCGCGTCCACGTCTACAACGAGGAGGAAGCCAAGCCGCTGCTGATCATCGCCTGCACCGACGAGAAGCTGGCCGGCCGCCACGCCGCGATCGACCTGTAC